GGAGCAGCTTCTTCGGCAGGAGCAGCAACTTCAGCAGCAGGTGCTGCTTCAACTGCGGCTTCTTCCTTTGCGCCACAAGCAACTAGACCAAGAGCAACTAGACCAACAAGAATTAACTTTGACATATTTTTCTCCTTTAGTTTAAATCTCACATGCACCAGCGGTGCAAGCGAGTTCCTTTGCTGAAGTCGTAGTATCTGTTTCTTCCATGAACTCCACCCAGTTGATGTCAACATTCTGTAGTCCAAGAAGTTCGTTATACTTCGCTTCATCAATTTCTTCATAAGGTGCTTGACGATATGAACCATTGTCGCGTGGAAGGAAAGAAACTCCTGATAAAACAGAAATGTTCTTATAAACCCATGCACCAACTTCCATCCACTCATCATCACCAACGTACACGGTGATTGATGGTTTGTGTTCACACCAGTGATCCTGATAGATCTTCCAAAGTTCCAACTGCTCAATCGCAGTCATATCATTACGAGTAACAGAGTTCTTTGGTGCCTTCATTGGGAATGAGAACACCCAGTTTGATTTGCTGTAGAAATCTTCCTCAGCCTTGTATCCCTTGTCAATCATAAACGTGGCAAGAGGATCCTTCATGTCTGCTCTTACACGGCGAATGTAAAACTGAGCATAACGTGGGTGAATGCCTGATGCGGAATCCACCAACTGAGAAACAGTTCCTGAAGGTTTAACGCAAGTGATTGCAGCCGATACTGGAATACCAAGAGCATCCGCGAACTCCTTGTTCGTTTCAACGCAGTGTAGTCGAATAGCATCCAATGCATCTGCGAGTTTTTGTGACGGCTTATTTAGAAGTTTGCTGTCACAAATACCTGTAAGAGACACGCCAAGTAGTCTTTCTTCATCGCAGTTATTCTTCCACTTCTTATTGATGTAGCGGAAGTCTGTAAGTGTTGATTGTAATGTACCAATGATTGTAGCCAAACGTGCTTTGCGCTTCAATGACTCAACGTCATCGTTTGCACGAACAACGATCTCTGAAAGATTACAGAATTCAAATGGACGTAGAATAATCTCAGAGCAAGGATTTGTACCAAACTCATGATTTGGATCACGGCGACCATTCTTCATTGCAACTGCCTTCGAAGCAGCACGTGAGAAAATACCACGCTCACCTGACTTTGACATGTAGAGAGCATGCCATTCATTCATGAACGTGTCCATGTCAACTTGTTTATCATACACCGCTGATATGTTTGCCAACGCTCTTTGTCCGTTATGCGCCCACCAATCTCCTGACTTTGCATGACGCAACTGGTCATCGTTGAGGTCGGTAAGAGAAATGAGAGCACTACGGCGAACACCACCGCAAACAACAATATCAGCAATCTTGCATACAATGTCATGGCACTCCAACGTGGTCAACTTTCTACCACGAGCCTTCTGAAAGATATTGAGAGTGAATTTAATTAGATCAACCAATGGTTCTGGTCCACTCGCACGACCACCAAAGGTCTTTAAACGCTCACCTGCTGGGCGAACTTTGGAAACATCCCACTTTGGGATCTTTCCAGAATATAAAAGCGAAATGATTTCGCGATATGCTGAAGCCCATCCAATCTTAGAGTCAGCAATCACAACTGTTGTATCTGTATCATGGAGTTCTTCTGGAACTTCTGGGAGTTTGTTGGTATACTTTGACTCAACAGAAAATCCGACGCCTGTTCCGCACATAAGAATGTACATGATCTCATCGAATGCTTTTGTATTGTCAATCGCAACATATGAACAGTTATATCCTGCAACTTGATCTTTCTCAAGTGCTGGACCTGCAGTCATCAAGCAACGCATTGATGGCATGACTTCCAAGCCAAGAATAGCTTCACGCAATTCTTCCCAAGGAACTTTCTTGTTGTTATTTGTCTTCTCTTGGAAGAATCGAATGTAGCGATCTACCGTTTCATCCCATGTCTCGCGACGACCCAATTCATCATTGAAACGTGCATAACGAGAAATGTGAATAAAATCTTGGTAAATGCTTGGAAGTCTAGTTGCCATCATCTGCTCCTTGTTATTCTTGTGCGATAAATTGTGTTGAAAGAGGGAATACCTCAGCGATAACTTTTGCGCACTCTTTGGCTATTTCCATATGCTCTTTCTGAGTGCCGTTGCCGCTTCGGAGTTGTATATAGTGAATCCATGAACGCAAACTACCGCTCATATACATTCTGGACATAATTAATCCTTCATTCATACTGCATCATAACATCAACGCCTTCAGAAATAGAATTTTGACGATTCTTTGGATCCTGAAGTCTTGCCTCGCGTGTTACGAATTCTAGATCCTTGGTCGGATCAGCATAACGTTGCGAAAATTCTTGAAAAGAAAAACTACGATGACGTAGAATTTGACGTGCAATGTCGCGTGTCGTTTCAATTTCTAAACACATGGTTGCCATTTCTAGTGGTGACCAATGTTGATGCTTGATCAAATACTTGATCAACTTCTCTGCTGTTTCAGAGTTGATTTGATTGGAGGGATTGGACACTCTTGCGCAAAAGGCTACAAGGTCCGTTGGTGTGTCCAATCCCTCGAGAACTGGTTTGCTGTATGATACTAAAGTTACTTTCATGCTCCAACCTCAAATACTAAAGTCTTATGACGAATTTCTTTTGTGCCGCCTTCAGCAGCAAGTTCTTGTCCACGAATGAATGCATCTTTATATTCAGGATGCTTGCTATCATCAAACCACCACCAGCGATCAAAAAAGTATCTTGGCTCGCGTTGATATTCAACGTACCAAAGTCCTGCGTGAAATTGCACACGAACTTTTTTGATTGGATGTTTTACAATTTCTAATCCAGCGTCGTCTAGTGTAATCATACTAGCACCTTTTCCATTGAGTAAACTTCAGTTTGGCTGTCAAGCCACTGAATGTGTTAGCATCTATAATATCTTTTATTTCACTTGAAGTCAAACCATTTTGTATCATGTCATTGACATCTTTTCCCTTCACAGTTTCGGGAAACAGACAAACTTTATAATTTTTGTCAATTGACTTTTCAATTTGCTTTACAATATCTTTGTTGCGTGGTTCATTATCATATACCAGTACAACATCTAGTTCTGGAAAAATTGCTGCCACGCCGCCCAAATTAGAATCGCCAGAGGCAACGCTGTTTTGCACAAAATAAGAATCAAACTGTCCTTCCAAGACATAGATACGTTCTTGCTTGCGCAAACGATGCAATCCAAACACCTTCTTCTCATCAGTAATCTTCACCGTGACGTAGCGAACCTTGGTGTCAGACAAAGCCCTTCCTGCGACGTTGGTAATCTCACCTTTTTCGTTAGTGTAAAGGAGAACTACACGATCGTCGTTTGGGACCTCGTCTTTGCCATGATTGGGGAACTCTTTATCTAGGAAATCTCTGAATTGAGGGACAAAGAGAATTTCGCCCCAGTACTGTTCAGGAATTCGCCTATTTTTTATATAGGCTCGAGCATAATGCTCTTCAGGTAGATTTTCTACACTATAATGTGCAAACGTTCTTGACGTTCTCTCCAGGCTTTCAGATTCTGCTGAATCTCCTCTGGAGTCGTCGATAGTAGACTGGAACCTGGAGTAGGCGTTTCCCTTGAGTTGTTCGAAATCAGGCTTTTTGACGTTAGAGCCGTATCCTGTCTGACCAGTTGCATATCGCTCGAGGATATACTGCTTATAGGTTGTACCATCGACGTGCTCCAGAAACTTCGCAAACGTCGTAGACTTGCCGCAATTGTGGCAGATGAAGAAGTAGTCGAAAGTTATACAGATCAGTGCTCTTTTGCTTGAACTGTTCTAACTTTGATGATACAAAACCAAGAAATTTTCTATCAATATAAATTGACATAATATAAAATCATTCACCAACGGATCAATCATTATATACTATTTGATCTCGAAAGGCAACCCCACTTTCGATAAAATCCATCCAACAACAGCAGCGCCACCAATAACAATCCAGCGCCACTTGTTTAAATCTTCGATCTTTTGTTTTTCAACTTCGTGTTGAGCAGCCATCTCTTGCCGAAGTGCTTTGATTTCTTCCATGATAGAGACTTCAATCTCTTCAATCTTTCTATGCACTTCGCGGAGTTCGTCGTTATGCTGCTTCTCAAGTTTGTCAAGAGTTCTATCGAACTTCTCGTAGATTACTGAGAAGAAAGAAATCTTCTCTCTCATTGCAGCGACCTCAGTCTCTATTTTACTGAGTTTGCTCTCAAAGTCAACCATTTACTTTACCGCCTTACTTTTTGTTTTTATTCCTGCTTGACGCAGTTTTCTTGCGCGGCAGTGGGCTTTTTGTGAGAATCCTTTTGGGTTAGAGCAATCTATTGTTTTTTTAT